ATACATACTTGATAATTTTACACCAGATAATTATGAAAAATATAGCAATCTGGATAGCACAACCGATTATAAAAGTGCTTGTAATGCAATTTACAACATTTTTAAGGCAGAAAAGCCACCTATCGGAAGTTATACTAATATGACAGATCAAGAACGGTTTATAGAATGGTGCAGCGGACTTCCTAGTATTTTAAACACTTGTTATTATTACAATAGAAGTGCAATAAATGATCTAGGAAACATATTGGAGGAAACGCTAGAAGAAAAAGAACGATATACAGATAATCAAGCTTGTGATCTGCTTACAAAATTGATTTATCGGGAAATCGTGAACAATATCTAATTTCTACTTATTACATAGGGCATTGACTTATATAAGTTAGTGCCTTTTATAATGGGCAGAAATATATAACCCATATCAAAAAGAAGGGAGTATATAGCATGTTGAAAATAGTAAATTATAAGCAATTCAAAATTTTATCTGCTATTTATAAGATTAAAATTATACGGGCAGAGGATAGGGAAGCATTGATTTTCATTACAAAATAAGACAGTAAACAAGGAGGAAAAATAAATGTTTGATTTTAGAATAATTGAAACGGCAGACGGAAACCAGATCATTGATCGGAGCTTACAAACGCCATATAGTGCACTTGATCCGATTGCATTTCTTGAATATACGGAAATGGCAAACCAGATTTATACAATGGATCGCATGAGAAGGAAAACCAAAAACCGATATAAAAAATCATTACATAGTAAATTGATCAAATTTTGGAAATCATTATTTTAATAAGAAGGGAGTGTATAACATGAACGAATTAATGGATGAAAAGAAACTGAAAGATAACTATTATGCTTTATTTTTGGCAATCGTATCAAAGAAGGAGATAACTGCAAAAGACGCACTCATGGCAATGTGTTGTTGTCCTGATAGCGTTCAAAAGGAGGTGTAAATAATGGGAGTTATCACAGATAGAAGCGAAATGATGGAAAATATATACGCTGCATACGGCTATACAGTATATGCCAGAAGCGGTATTTATCATTGGACTGCTGGAGTGACAAACAGAACGGAAGATAATATTTATACAGAAATAGATATTAAAGATCCGGCGGGTGAAACAACATTTCGATATGTTGGATATAATCGGTTTATATTTTCTAACATACTGGAGAAAAACATTGATTGCTTTTTATGGTGGATCAAAACAGATCACCCGGACGCATACGATATTGAAAAAACATTTGAAAAGGCTGTATTGGAAAATAGTTGCCTGTTTTCATACAAAATCAATCAGAGAAAAGAGGAGGAACGTAAACGGAACGAAGCCAGATCCCGGAATACAACACGGGACAAACAAAAAGAGGAGATCAAAAATGCTGTAATTAATAAGGGGTATTATCTATTGGAAATGTATGGAGGTGAAGAAGGCTATGTTATACAGATACTTGATCCTACGATCAACGATTATTTAGATAATGCAGATACGGAACATAAAGAACGCATTATACATTTTATGGAGGAGTACCCGGAAAATAAACAAGCTACGATCTTGTGCCGTTATGACCTATCACATGATGATCCAGAAGCCGTGTTATACGCAATACAACATTTAATATAAGGAGTTGATTATAATGTATGGATATTATACACATGGTTGTTATATGGGGTTTGTAAACGGATCATATATGAGATTTGAAACAGAGGCGGCATATAGAGAGTATATGGAGGGTGAACGATGAAAAAAATTGCATTGCTTATAAAAGCGGATCAGAACGGACGTTATAAAACGATAGACGTATTAAAACAGATTAGGGAAGTCTGTGCAGGCGTTACTTTCCCGGCAGATAAAGCACTGGAAAATACTTGCCTTACTGATTTACGATATAAAAATTTGAAATGTGTCAAAGGTGATACAGTAGGAATTATAAATAGTTGGAGCAATACAAACGTAACTTATATGGAAAGAGAAATGACCTTGTATTTTATATAGAAGGAGTGGTCACATGGAACGGAAGTTATTATTTACACGAAAATATAATAAAGAAGAATATAAATTTTATTTAATCAAAGGCGTTGGAGTTTTCGGGATATATAGCGAATATATAGAGGTGGAAACACCGGAAAATTGTTTCGGTTATCCAAATTATGTCAGATTTAATCATGGAAATCCATATACATCATGGAGGTATTTGCAGCCATGGATCATGCGGAAAATAACAGAAGCACTTGTTAAAAAAGGATATGAATGTTATATGCAGTAGAAGGAGGAATTGCAGTATGAATATTATAAAAGCAAAAGAAGCATTTAAGAATGTGAACGTGAAGCCGTGTCCGTTTTGTGGAGAAATGGAATTAAGAATTACCTAAATCACTGTTCGGTGATCGGATCATATGAAGAAATAGGCAAAACATTTGAGTGTTTATATTAAGAAGGGTTGGTAGATAACTATGATGAAATTTACAATGAACGCAAAGGATTTAAAGACAATGATGGAGAAGGGAATGGCTGCAATTAATAAGAAGGCAATTCTCTCAACACTGACAAGATTATATTTTCAGATAAACGAAAATGGAATCCTCAAAGTTTGGGGAACTGATATGGAACATTGGGCAGAAGTTAGAACGGATAATATTTATGACACTCAGCCAGGAGTTATCGGAATTGATGTGGATGATATTAAAATCATTTCAAAAATGAGTGGTGAAATTACATTAGAAGATGTAACTACCGAGGATATGGAAGTAGGCAAAATCAACATCAAGTGTGGAAAGAAAATTGTTACAATTCCACGTTATCAGAACATAGATATTTTCCTTCCGTCAATGGATGAAAGTGAAAAGAAAATTATGTCTGTAAAAGAGAATTGGTTACTTGAAACAATCGTAAACCTTGATACATATACAAGTGATAATGACAATATGACGATGATGCAGGTATTTAATTTTAATACAAAGTCAAAGAGAATTGAGGCTCTTGATGGTTACAGAATTGGAATGAGAACACTTGATAATCAGACCATTTATGAGACAAATCCATTTGATACAGTAAAAATTCACAATAAATGTGTTTCTGTATTTAAAAAGCTGATGGATAAGAAGTCTGAAAAGGAAATTGAAATCTATCAGGATGGAAAATATATCAGACTTGAAGGAAATGATTTTACATATATTATCCGTAGAATTGACGGAGAGTATTTTAAAGTAGATTCAATGCTTGATATGTCTGATGATTACAGATTTGTGCCTAATAGAGAACAGATTCTTGAAGCAATGAAGTATGATGCAGAATTAAGAAAAACATCTGGTGTAGACAAGAAGCCAGTCGTATTACATAGTGAGAATGGAAATTTATATTCATACATTGCAGCAGGTAAATATGAGGCATTTGATGAATTTGAGACAAGCGAAAATAACATGAAGGACAACTTCTATATTGGTTTTAATCCACAGTTTCTTACCGATGCATTTAACATTGTTGATTCTGATAAGCCTTTATGTTTTGGAACAGGTAGCAAAGCACCATTACTTATTAATGGAGATGAATACAAGATTTTAGTATTACCTGTAAATATTGAGAATGATGAATATAGTACAGAATTTACAAAGAGAATTAGAGGTGAGGTGGCATAAGCCACCTTGCTTTTGGAAGGAGTGATCGTATGTTAGAAAGTTATGTTATGGAAAATGCAGATTATGCAAAAATTAAGAAATTGAATACATTGCACAATATAGAAACATTTTGGGATGATGTTAGAAAATTCACAAAGAGTGTGAGATCAGATCATAGTTTAGGTAGATGGCAGATATTATCAGAAGCGAGATATGGTGAATTAATGCAAGCGAAAGCAAGTTTTTACGAAGATTAAAACCAAAGGAAAGAACTGTTTACTTAGAAAGCGAGGTAAAAAATATGATGACAAGAGAAAGATTTGCAGAGACAAACTGGAAAATGAGTTATGAGGAATATCAGAAATGCGATTGTACTGAATGTAAAAGAGAAGAATGTCTACACAGAGGAGCATATAGAAGAGTACCTGAAATTGATGGTGGTCTTGGATTATGTCCTAATTTAAAGGAGAGTGATTAAGATGTATAAATACATTATCAGTTATGATGGTGGTCAGTTAAGAGATAGCAGTGATTTTGAATGGGGATTATTTGATTCCTATGGTGAAGCAGAAGAAGCTGCCAATGATGCAAAGGAAGAATATATGAATGATTGGGATATTGAAGGCAGTGAATATAATCCTGATGATTTCTGTATTGAAATTGTGGAGGTGTGATTAAAAATGTGCAAACATAAACCGAAAAATCTACGAGAATTTGAACCGATTCTTAAGGCAAATGGCTATCACGACATCAGAAGTCGTGGTAGTCATTTTATTTATGGGAATGGTAAAAATCAGATTACAGTGAATAAGGATCTGAATAAGATGGTGCAGTTACGGCTGATTAAAGAGAATAACTTAGTGGAGGTGAGATAATGGAACTACGGAGTGTAATTGTAGATGAATGTGGAACTATTAAGAGATATTGCAGCGATTATTCTGATATGGAAAATGAAAAATATTTAGAAGAACATCCTGAATATCATACATCTGTTATAGAAAGTGGGATATAGGTATGACAAGTACAATAACCAGAGATTTTGTAGTTGAAAACGGAGTTGCAAGTTTTCCTATGAAAGAATATCCGAATTATTGTGGAATCGAAGGTATTGGTTATATTGATCATGGAGAATGGGCTGATCCAGAAATTGAATATAAAGGGGAATTATTTAATGAATATATTATTACCGATCCAATGTATGATAGATTCTATGCAGATTTCCCTGAAAAAGATGGAGATTATGATGAATTTGAAAAGTATGTGTATGAGCATAGAGATGAAGTGTATGAATTGTTGGAATATGAATTATTTAAAATAAGGAGTGATGAAAATGCAGAATAAGAAATATACATGGGATGATTTGTATAAGAGAGCTGACGGTGCAGCATGTGGTGAGGATACACTGAAGGCAAAAGATACGGCACGGGAACAAGTTAGGCAATTTGCTATAGCGTTTAGACTTGATGATCCTGAAAAAGAGGAGTGTCCGGAAGATGTAATAGACGACTATTGTAATGCATATAATATTTGCTTTGATGAAAACGGAAATATTATAGAAACAACAAATTATGAGAATAATTACATGGTATGTTATGACAATAAAATTGGTGGGACAATCAGTGTTATATATGGAGTATATGCAAAAAGAGAAGGTGTTACTTTTATTATGAAAGATGTGTGTACGAAAGATGTAACCGAAATGTTCGGTGAGAAACTTTTAAGTTCAGAAGTTATTGGATTCTATTATGGACAACCAAATATAAATGAAATTAAAGAGTTTGCTGGAAAATTAAAAGCAGAGTTTAATTAAACGGGAGGTTGTGATTGATATGGTAGATCAGTGGACAGGTGGATGGACAGAGGAAAAAGATTATAGCACACATCCAAAAGAAAAATGGTGCGATTATGATTATATGGCTGCATGGATCAGAGAACAGAAATACGAACCAGAAACATCAATGAAAAATTTAATAGAAATGATTTTGGGTTATTACTTTGAAGATGATGATGTAAAAGAAAGAGGATATTTTGCAATTAAGGATGAAAGAAAATATCCTGATAATCTTATGATATTTGTTCCAGATGTAGCAGAATATGTATTTGCAAGTGGTGGATTAAGCGAATTTGATTATGAGGTATAGATTGGAGTGATGGAAATGAAGAGAACAGCAAAAGAAATTAAGCAGCAGACAGAAGAATGGTTAGATGAACGGTGGATGATTGCAAATATGAAAGATGCAAGACCACAGGATATGAGTTATTACAATGGAGCTTTGAAAACTCTTGAATTTGCTGGCTATGAATGGAAACGTGATGCAGATGGAAAACATACATTGTTTAAGTAGATTGGAGAGTGATGTAAATGAATAGTGCAGAATTAGCAAAAAGGATTTTTGATTGTTTATCTGATGGATACGATGATGAAGAATATAGAGAACAAACGGAAACGGAATTATATAATGAACTTTCACAGATCAGTGATGGTAGTATTAAAGTTGCTTTCGTAAGATTATGCGAAAGAATTGAAGAGTTAGAAGCACAGTAAATAGCAATTTCAAATGGAAAGGATGGTTAATTTTATGAAAGAAGATAGATTAAAAAAGTATCTTGATGAGTTATCAGAAGGAACTGATTTTGATTTTAGTATATCAGAAATAAAGAATGGTGAAGTTGAGTTATACATGCAGGGAGATAACCCTTGCAATGAGGATTGGTGTACTGAAATTACAATTAAGAATCCAAAGACAAAGAAAGAATTAATAGAGACTTTACACGAAAAAATGTGGAAACTTTATGACGACTTTGATGTTGAAGAAGAAACAAATCTTATGTTAGAAGCAAAGAGAAATGGTTTTCAAGGTGTTCCTGGTGTGGTTGATCTAGTACATAACGAGGAATACAAAGAAAATGCATTGGAAGAGTTTGCAGAGAAATTAAGAGATTTATTATAGAAAGGAGTGCTTAAGATGTTAGATTATACAAAAATTACATTTAATGAGTTAGATAACACAGACAAGCCATTACAGGCATTTTATAATTATGATTTAAAAGAAAACGAAATTAATAGCTTTTTGGAAGAGTACGCAACTGTTGAAGAAGTTCCAGAAGGTGTATCTGTTCAGAAAGTAGAACTATGCTTAACGATTTACGCACAGCATGATTTTAAATTAGAAGCTTGTTGTACAGATACAAATAACGAACAGTATTGGGTTGAAATCAACGAACAGTTTACAAATGCAGATGAATTTATTCAGATGATTCCTGATTATAGAAAGATAAGATTATAAGAAAAGAGGTATAAGATATGCATATCCCAACAATAGAAGAGAATTATGAATATAGAATGGAAAATATAATGCAAAAATTTGTCAAGGATTATGAGCTTGAAGGATTAAGTGCGGAAGAATTACAAGATAAAATATGGTCAGAATATGCAGAAGAATTTGCTCATACAGTGTTACAAGATATGAACGATTTTTCTGGTGATGAATTATTTGAGATTGGAGAGTGATAATATATGGATATTAAAGAAGTAATGCGAAAAGCAGTACGAGCCTTATTAAGCAGTGGATCATATGATGATTTGAATGAAGAACAGAACGCAGTTGTTGTTGAATTTGAAACAGAATTGTGGAAACCAAAAGTTGACGAATTAAGAAAGTCAATGCCGCCAGAAGAAATAAAAGAAACAATACATGATTGGTGGCAGGATTATGAGATTGCAGACGGAACTGAAGATAATTTGTTAGCATATGTGTAAGGAGTGATGAAGTATGCAGATTGTAAAAGAAAGTATTATCAAGAAACATTCATATGAAAATGGAGAGCATAGTTCTTATACAGAAGTGATAGAACAATACCATTATGATTCAGAAGAGGAACGTAATAAACATGCAGAACAAATGACTGAAAAAGGATTTAACGATAGTGGTCAGGTTAAAGAAAATGTTGGTACGATTATGAATCCAAAACTTGTATGGTTCGGAAGCTATTATAAATATGAAAGAAACTAGGCAAGGAAACAAGAGTTTCAAGTGGCAGAACGGAGGTAGTAAAATGTCGGATATTACAGAAATTATTAACATTATAGAAAAATCATGGGGAGTGAATTCTATTGGTAGTCCTTTTGGCTCATGCACAGAGAAATTTGCGAATGAAAAGATGATAGAAATTGCCAATAAAAATAATTTTCCTGATGATGTACTTGAATTGATAAAAGCTAATCCGGTTAAGTTCCCTGAATATAAAAAATATGACAATGGACGTGGTATTGGTAGATACTATGCAAATTTAATAAGACAAATGAATTGAGGATTTACAAGGGATAAGGTGATTAAAATGGAATTTGTACCAACGAATGAATATATCAGAGTTTCTTTACAGGAAGGACTTAACGCTTTGCAAATAGGTCGAGTTGACAAGTGATTTTCTGACGGATTGGACGACTATGAATATATTTATTTTGACAAAGAAAAAGGATTTTGTTATGAGGATAATTGTGTGATTGGAAGTACATTTGACCAAACATTAGATAGATTACATTCTGTCGGATGGTGTTTTAAACATAATTTTTTCATAAAGGAAGGAGAGAAGATATGAAATTATATTGGGTATCACTACTTATTCAAGATAAAGAAAATACTAAACCTTGGCTTTGTGCGATGTCTGATGGATGTATTAGTTTAGAAGGAGCAATTAAAATTATAGAAAAAGGTAAACAAAATTATAGAGTTCTATCTGCATGGGTAGACACTTTTGATACAAATAATCAGAAAATGGTTGTATTTCATGAGTGTTATGTTAATGCAATAGGAAATATAGAATGAAACGATGATTTCTTTACTGGAAAGGTGGTAGATAATATGAAAATATATGTTTTAGAAGAATACAATACAGGACGTACAGCATGTATATCTGAAAACATCAATATAATAAGAAAAAGTATGTGTAATAAAAAATATTTTGATACACGATATAATGATTATCCTATTTTAAAAATTTGGGAAAATGGTAATTGTATTGAAGAAATAGAAGGCAATGAAGTCTTGAAGAAAATTGCGGAAGAAATTAATAGTTTACAATGAATCGGAAATTTATTTGGAGGTGAGATTATGAAAACATTTAAAGTGAACATCACAGAAACATATGCTAGAACAATCGAGGTAGAAGCCGAAGATCAATATGACGCTTACGATAAAATAGATGTGTTGATAAATGACGGAGAAATTGATATTCCTTGTGATGGTGGACATTATGATTACGAAAGAAAATTAGAAGTCAAAGAAATATAAAACTAAAAATAAAAGTTACAAAATAATCGAAGTAGTCCTTTTTAATGGACTACTAATATGATATAATAAAAAGAAAAGGAGTGATTGGCATGATATTGACAAAAATTCAATCAAAATCAACATATATTAATCCTCGCACCGGACGGAATGTACCTGATTGTGTCTTGCAGGGTGGATATGAAGTTATTGCACAAGATGAAAAATACATTTATATTAGAAGATGTAATAATTTCTGTGATGTTCCGTATGTTGATAAATATTCCAAAAAAGATTTTACATTTTGGAATCAGTTAAAAGAAATTAGTTTTGAGGAATAGAAAGGAGTATAAAAGCTATGGCAGAAGTAATAACAATCATTTTAACAGTAGCAATAGGTTATCTTATGGGGCATTGGGACGAAATCGTTTTTAACAACAGAACTTCACCTAACGGTTATCATACAGATCACGATGCATTTAACCGAGACATTGTTCTTAAAGGGGAAAACGAGGCTATGAGACGGTTTAATCGTGGTGAATATGATGTTAAAGATGATAAGTAAACATAGTGGACAGTATAAAAGGATAATAGATAAGCCAAAAAATGAAAGAAAAGGAGTGATTGACATGTATAATACAATAAGATTATTAAAAGGTGAAGGTCGATATCAACGTAAAGCATTTGAAGAAAATTTTTCACAAGGAGATACAATCTTCGGAGATAATTGTGAACCGATAGAACTAGCAAGATGGAATATAGAAGATAAAGAGGAAGCTGAAGCTACACTTGCCAAGTATCAATGTGAATATGATTATGGTGAGTTGCAAAACACATATTATGTTACAGAATATGGTCTGGAATATTGTGATTGTGACGAAGATGGTGAATGGGTTCACGGATCAGATTTTGATCTTGCGGAAGAGACAACCAAGAAATAATAGTTTCATTGGGAATTTGGAGGCGAAAATATATGAAATATGGAGACATTGTTGTATACAAAAATCAGATTGGAACAGTAGTAAAAAGCGAAAATGATTTTAAGTTCCATCCGTGTAATTATGGAAGTTGCTATTTTAGCGAGTTAAATACAATTACGGATGAGGATGTAAGAGAAGCAACACACGATGAAAAGTTGGAACTGATAGAAAAAGAATTTACATGATGTAATGTGATTGATATACATTGTATTGGAGAATATCAGATTATAGAATACGAAAGCAAAACTGCACCTAAACATTTATGGCATACATATATTAATTATGCTGATACAAATAATTCTTATATGTCTTTAGACTCGGCATTAATTGGTTGTATTGGACGTAAATACGAAGGCGCAAATGGAAAGGCTGCAATGTATTTTGAGAAGATGATTGGATTAGAATAGATTTATTAGAAGATTGGAGAATAAAATATGATTTGTTTAGATTGCGGAAATATGGATATTCGATATGATGAAAAAGAGAAATCATATCATTGTAATAATTGTGGTTCGAGAAATATTGGTACAAGAAAAGAAGGGTGTAAATATATGTTAGGAAATGGATTGTGTGGTAAAAATCCTACATGTACGTCATCTGGAGAATGTGAAACACCATGTAGCTACTATGAAAAATAGTAGGAAACCAAGTTTTCATGTGGAACGGAAAGGAGAATGATGTAATGGAATTTGCAAAATATTATGATGCAAGTAATCTCGTAGAAGAGATGCAGAAAGCAGAAGAAATTGACTGCTACCCAACAGACAATGATAAATTTGAAGGTGTATATGTTTGTATGGATACAAACGACTTCTGGATTAGTAGAATCAACAAGGGATATAATAAAGAATATGAAAGAGAAGATGAAAAATATCTTGTAGAACGTAATAAGATTAGTATCTATGATGTTATGGATAAACTACATGAGTTGTATTGTAAAAAGTTGCCCGATTTTAATGGTTGTTCACAATTCTTAATGAAAAAGAGATGTCATTATTATTTTGAGTGGTTTAAAACGAAGGATATTTGTAAAGCAGTTATCCTTTTAGACGATTATGACGGATTATCAAATTGGGATTATTACGAAACGGATTCGCTAGAAGATGCTATTGAAATTATTGATGGTGGATATGGAATTTTGCCATTAGTAGCCTAAGAAATCTAAGTGTACGGTCTTTTTGATTTTCAAATGGAGAATATAACAGTGAAACTATTGTTATATTTGAAGGGAGAAAATCTATTGAGTAATTATTTCGATTGTATTGGTGAAATTCGTTATAACCATTTTGGCACACCTATGAAAATTATTGCAGCTAGAAAGAAAAGTGATATAGATGTTCAGTTTTTAGATCCATATGGATATATAAAAGAACATTCTACATACAACAGTTTTAAAAAAGGTGAAATCAGGAATCCTTATGATAGAACTGCCAACGGAATTGGATATAATGGTGTAGGAAAATATAAAACTGGTGGATCTGCATATGATACAAAAGTATTTGCTATTTGGTATGCAATATTAGGTAGATGTTATAATGAGCAAAGAAGAGATAAAAGTCCTTCATATGAAAAATGTTTTATATGTGATGAATGGATGGATTATCAGAAATTTAGAGCATGGTACGATGATAATTTTTATCAAGTTGGAACTGAGCGTATGCATATTGATAAAGACATTTTATATAAAAACAATAAAATATACAGTCCTAAAACATGCATTATAGTTCCACAGAGAATCAATATGTTATTTTTAGGAAAGTTAAAAGATAATGGAATGCCTTTGGGAGTACACAAAGATAGTAGTGGAAGAGATGCTTATTTTGCATCATATAATGGAAAACATCTAGGGACATTTTCAACACCAGAAGAAGCAGGTATTGCTCATGATAAAGAAAAGAAAAAAGTTATAATTGATGTTGCTAATGAATATAAAAACGTTATTCCTGAAAAGGTATATAATGCTTTATTAAATTGGATTCCAGATTGTATAGAGTATTAAAACCTAAAGAACTTTAACATTCCTTTTATTTTTGAAATGAGGTGATATACAGTTTGATTGCGATTGCATATGTAGATCAAAATGGGAATGGATTCACAGATAAAGAACCCTGGGTCGATGAAGGTAATGGAAGCTATCAAGAAAGAGTATTAGAATTGATTAGTATGGGATATAAAAATGTAATCCCATTTAGTGTTGAAGATAACTTAGAATCATACACATGGGAATATATAAATAAACATAAGATAGTGAGTAATTAGAAATTCGACTTTACTTTGGAAATGGTAGGTGATAGAAATGCATATATTTTATAATGAAGCGTTTGATTTTCGTATAGTAATTAAGGCAGAAGATTTTCATATTGCGTGTGAAAAATTGAGAGAATATATTAATGATAACAAATTTGGTGTGCATACATTAACAATAAATGATTTTACTTATGAACATGTAGATGTGATTTTATAATGAAAGAATGATTTACTTGGAAGATTAGAAGAGGTGATGTAAATGGATAGAAAACGAAATAATCCTACATGGTGTTGTGATCAAATTGAAGAAAAAATTAAAGATTATAAACTATCTCTTACAGAAATTAAAGAAGAAGTAAAAAGACAGATGAAAATTGTGATTGATGATTTAGAGTCAATTTTATATGGGTAGATTGAAAGAGGTGATATAAATGAGCCGAATTAATAAAACGCAAAATAACTTGCAGTCAGTATGGAATAATTTGGATCTTGCTTATGAACATATGGAAAGAGCCATTGAAGATTTATCACAAATGACTGGATTATCTGATGAATTAGAGAAAATGGTTGAGCAGTACGATTTGTCGGAAATCAGTATAATGAAGCAGGAAGTTGAAGAATTGATGAAATGAGGTAATGTAGATGGAAAATAAAAAAACATTAAAATATTTAAACGATATGAAGAATAATAAAATGCCTCCGTTTGGTAATCAATATGAATTCTTTTTTGCAACATTGGAAGATTATTATATTGCAAAAATGAATGGTAAAGAACGAATAAAGACAGAACTTTCTAAATGGGACTCTGAAGCACAAAAAGAAATTGTTAATAGATTGGCTGATATTATAGAATCCGATGGATTAATTGGTTTCGATAGAAATGATATTTTATCATTGGTTAACTAAATGACGATTTCTTATGGAGGATTTGGAGGTAATAATATGAAGGTGCTTGGAAGCTTTGTAGATTGTGTTTATGAGTCACATTTATACAAAGAGGATATTGGAGATATTAGAACAAAACTTATAAGTAGATTACCAGATAAAAGAATATGTGAAATGGCAAGTGTACTTATAATCGACACAAAATATGATGCGTATGTTGTGAAAATACGAAGACCTGAGTTGAATAGTAACGGATTCGTTGATATAGAAAAGACTCATAAGAAAATTTACGAAACTGATTTTATCGAAATTTCAAAGCGTGATTATAATGGATTAGATTGGAAAGAAGCTGTTAAGAAAACAGATGAATTAATGAAACCAAGCTCGTTTGTTATTTTCAAAACAGATATTGATGTAGATACATTAATCTAATGAAAAGAATTGTTTCAAAAGAAAGGATATGATATTATGGTTAAGTTGAAAGTTGGAAGAAATATATTAGACATAAGTGAAAATGATTTGATACTTGATAATGGAGGTTGTTATCAAATTGTAACACAAAAAATTGGATATGGATTCAACAAAGCAGTTCCTAAAATGAGCAAGAAATTATTTAGCGATTTAAAAAACACAGGGTTAATTTTTACAAATGATGAGTTAAGACAGGCTGCTATAAAGAAATATGGAAATATTGTTGAAACATATTGGAAATTTAATATAGAAAGTATGAAAAAATTGGGATATTAAACCTAAAGAAAAATTGCTTTCAAATAGAAGTGAAGGCGTAACGTAGCTAAAATGGATGTTTAATGGAGGATGTAATATGAAATATAATGTACAGATGTTAGTAACAGGTACAGTAACAAAAACTGTAGATGCTGATTCGCCTTATAAGGCAAAAGAAATTGCAAGTGAAAAATATGGAGATCAAAGTATTGTATTATGTTCAAGATGCGCTCAGGTTGTTGACGGATTATCAATATCCGAAGCTCCAGATTTTTATGAAGCTGAATTGGTAGAAGAATAGATTAAAAAATGTTTTCAATGTAAATTGGAGGTGAAATATGGGAATACCTCATATATTTGACTGTTTTGGCTCAATATACGGATATGAGTATAGAACTCATAAGTGGAGATACGATGTCAAGTTTTATTTGAATGGAGATATGTGGTGTTTAGATGAAAAGGGTGAGAAACCCTTGAGAAAAGTAGAAGAAGATGAATTAAAGATAATCGAACAACACAAGCATATTATTGAAGAACATGAAAGAGAAAACGCAGCATGGCTTACTCATAAACAATGCCGGAAGAGAAGCTGTGTTTGCAAAAAATGTGAAAAATATTGTCATTGCTATGATTGTGTGAAGAAAATTAATAAGTGTAATCAGTTATGTCAAAGTAAAGGTTATAATATGAAAAAACAAAAACTATATACAGTAACAAAACCGAACTCTGATCATTCCATCAAAGTTGGAGATATCATTTGGTTATCCCAAAATGGAGATTTGAATAATGCAACGGCTAAAGGATGGTTGCGGTCTAATGAGTGGGATATAAAAGGTTGCAATGATTTTGAAACTACTGAATGTACGACACATAGGTTAGAGATCTGTGAAGGGGCTGAAAAAATTATAAAATTATAATGTCAATAAAATTAAACAAAAATGTTAATAATGTCAAATAATATGTACGAAAAGAAGTGGGATGTCTACTTCTTTTTTTATTGCAGAAAGGAGTGATTGTGATGTGTAAGCGAAATGGAAGTCCACAGAGACAGTCAAGGTTTATCTGTTTAAAGTGTTTGCAGATGAATCAAGTAGGAGCAGGCATACAGCGTGGTGGGCATAGACGTAATAAATATCATATTAAAGATCTACTATGCCTTTATTGCAAATGTGAAACACAGAATATTGAAATTAGAGACTGCGATGCTTATGAGGATATATATGCACAGGCAGTAAAGATACGATCAAAATATTATGAAACAGAGAATAGTAATGTAGATGATAGAAAGGTAGGATGATAATTATGGAACAGACAAGGAATTATGCAACGAAGAAATCTGGAGATACAAAGTGTGATCCGTTTTGGGAAATGGCAGATATTAGAAATGTCGTCAACTGGTTTGAGGATAATGAGGAGTGGGACGGATATTTAATCACCATGTTTGGATTACTTCTCGGTAGAAGAATTTCAGACACCTTGACTCTGAAATGGTCAGATTTTTATGAGGAAAATGGTAGAAAGAAAACAATTATCAATTCTATCAAAGAACAGAAAACTGGTAAAACCGTTCAGCTTGCACTTAGCAGCATGGTTTTTGAGGTGATCGATAAATATGTTGAACATACACATATTGCTATTATGGATCATTGGAATGAGTATATTTTTCATCATCCAAGTAAGGACGAATGGAAATGTGTAGATCAGAAATATTTTGTTAATGGAAAATGCATCATCGACAATGTTGATCATACAGTAGAAGAGTGGGCTAAGTTAAGAGGAAATGATTGGTCTGATAAGAGAATTAAAGAAATTGAAGAGAGATTTGAAAAACAGAGCAAGAAGAGATCAAAAAAATATGGTGTGTATGACGACATGTTTGAGTATATACATTATGTAATCGACCGCAAAGATGCTAATAAATGGCATTCTGATTCGTATAGATCTAAACTGAAGAAAGCAGCAGATGAAGTTGGTGTCAAATCAGAAGTTTCCACACATACTTTAAGGAAAAGCTTCGCATTTTGGATTTATATGATGCATCAGTTTGATCCTAACTGTGGTAATTTTATTCAGAAATTATTTGGACACGAAACGTTATTGCAGTCCTTAGACTACATGGGAGTAACAAAATATAGAAACAAGCAATACATGGAGGATCATGGAAGATTCATTAAAGATGTAATGGATGGGAAAGGTGATGAGGTTATTAAGAATATGCCGGTGATCTCTCTGAAGTCTGATGCTTTTGGTAAGATCATTCGTATGCTTACGGACGATGTAGATGCATATCAGAAGGCAATTGATATGGCAAATGAATTAAGAGTGCTGTAGAAAATATGTAAAGGACGATACTTATTTAGTATCGTCCTTTTGAAGAGAAATGTGCAAATGTAGATGATTGCAAATTTTTAAAAGGGTTTCCAATCTGGGATTGGCTCTTTTTAAAATTTTACTCAGATTTTGTGAAGTAGTATCCAATTCATTTGCTAATTGTTGTAAATCAACATCTTGAATAATCATTTCTTTTCTAATATCTGCGATGATTTCTTTTTGAGTTTGCATATACACCTCCTATAATATAAGTGTATTATACAACTTATACAAAGAATAATCAACCTATAAGTTGATTTTTTGTGCAATTTTTAAACAACTTATGGGTTGATTTATCAACCAATAGGTTGTATAATATGCCATATAAAGAACAAAGGATGAAAGGAGGAGTGCATATATGGAAATTAACACTTTCGATATCGTAAAGGTAGATTTTGGTGACGCTACTTTTGCCGGAGAGCAGGGAGGTATTCGCCCAGCAGTAGTAATACAGAATTACTATGGCAATTTATATTCTGATACAACCATCGTGATTCCATTCACGACTAAGATCAAACATATTCACCAGCCAACACATTCCTTCTTTTATAAAGACGAAGAGGGTAAGGGGTTGAAAAAGGATTCAATGTTGCTTGGAGAGTGTGTTAGACAGGTTTCTAAGCAAAGAATTATTCAGAAGTTGGGAGTGATTACCAAGATTCAGGAAAAGAAAAAAGTAAAAGCTGTATACGATGCCAATTTTGGTATCTTAGAGGAGGAGTGATAGGTATGGAAGAGTATGTAATTATGTCATTAGAAGATGCTAAGAAGGTGGCAAAGAAGGATGCAATCGTTCTTGTATCTAAACAAGATCTTGAACAGCAGGATGTTAATTCTGGATTTACTAAATTTAGATTTGGTGAATGTCATAATATTTTGGAACAGGCTGCATTAATAGCAAAGGTTTGTGATGACTTTGCAGCACAACTTAGAGTATTTTCAGACATTCAAGTAGATGTTCCTACTGGTACTTTGCATACGATTATGTTTAAGAACTGTAAAAAATTGGAATAAATTACCAAACATTCGTTCGATAATTTATGTTGACAAAATAGAACAGATGTTCTATCATTGTTCTTGTGAATAAAAAATAGAGCCAGTTGTTACATTCGATGTTGGCGCATCGAATAACTGACTCTATCAGAACAAAAGCGGTGCAAATACACCTACTACTATTTTACATATTTATCTTAAAAAAATCAAGTATCAGTGGTGTGTTCAACACTAAATTCACAAAAATTTTACAACTGAATAAGGAGTGATTTGATGGCGCAGTATATTATCACTGACGGCACGAAATACATTATGAAGGGTAAACGTGGAAATTTTACTCCGACTAATTGTGCTGCTTGGGCTGAGATATTTTCGAAAGAGAAGGCGACTAATGTATTAAATAATCAGATTAGTAAAAATCTGAGAAAAGGTTATCACATTGAGCTTCTTGAGCCAGATCCACCAGGAATTAAATCAGTAACCAAAACAGACCTAAAACAAACAGAGAAGGTCATGGAAACTGATGTTACTCAGGAATGGATTAGTCGTATACGAGGATTAAATGGCTTGATTCAAGACGCAAAAATACGCAAAGTAGAATTAACACAACAACTTAGTGATGTTGATGAACAGTTGTGTGATATCTATCATTACATAGAATTCTCAAAGCTCAATGCTTGTCAAGGATATAAGGCAGCAAAAATGATCAAAGACAAGCGAATAGCAAGAAGAAGGATCAAAAACGAATTACAAGTTCTTAGCATCATTCTGAGTAGTAATATTTCAGATGAGATTGAGCAAGAAGTAGTCGGTCGTATTAAAGGAATGGATAATCGAGTCTATAATCCACGTTCGTTGACAAAACTATTTGAATTATAAAGGAGTGAAGAGATGAAAAAAGACATATTTGTTGATCTCAATGAAGATCAGATGCAATTGCTTACTACATATGCTGAGAACAATATGTATGAGCTTCGAAAGCTGTGTAAGCCATTAATCTTACATAAACACTTAGCACAAATGGAAGAAGATGAACTTTTAGATGACGCATTAATGGTGTTGGCAGAAAGCGTCAAAACATTTGATCCGTCTGTAAAATGTTCATTTCGCACATATCTCACCGGTAATATCCAAAGATCATATATGGATTGGACAAGGGATAGAATGCGTTGGAAGAGGTGTAATCTGGAAACGGATAAGGATGGTAATATTAAAGTTGACCCACATACCAAGCTACCGATACCGATTAATAACGTGTCTTTAGACGCACCTAACGAAGATGGATTTGATATAGGAAACATGGTTGCTTGTGAGATACAAGATGAAATGTCGGAAGGTATGGTGCGATATCTTAAATCATTGACAAAAAATGAATTGATGATAGCGAATAGGATTATGGAAGGATATACTATCTCGGATCTTCCAGAACTTTTACATATGTCTACCAAGCAAGTAGACAGAATTATTAACAATATGAATGGTTTTGAAAAACGATGCTTGATTAACTATTGTGATGATGATTGTAAGGAGGAAAATACTATGGTAAGTACAACAATGGAAAAGAGTAAATCAAATAAGATGAGCATTGCCTCAATTAAAAAGAAGATGGAAAATCAAACACTTCGATTCAATCACCCATTGCAGAGAGAATCAGAAATGTGGACTAATGTAATGAGAGGTAATTTGGTTTCTGATATTCTTCAGAATAATCCGATCCCAGCATTAACATTTGCCGAGCAGATTATCAATGGTATTGCAGTTACGTGGGACTTGGATGGCAAGCAGCGATGCACAAATGCATGTAGTTATGTAAATAATGAGTTTAAGGTTTCTAAGAATGTGAGACGTGGAATCATTTCTTATCAGGCAATTGTAAAGGATGATGAAGGTAATGTTGTTTGTGATAAAAATGGATTCCCGACAACAGAATATAAGGAATTTGATATTCGTAATAAGTTTTTTAAGGATTTACCAGAGGAATTGCAGGATCGTTTCTTAGATTATAATTTTGAAATTACTCTGTATTTGCAGTGCACCTCGGAGGATATTGCATATCATATTGCTCGTTATAACGATGGCAAGCCGATGAATACCCAGCAAAAGGGAATTATAAACCTTGGCGAAGAGTTTGCAATGACGGTAAAAAGCATATCTGCAATGCCGTTCTTTAAGGAATTAGGCAACTATACAGTTCGAGAAGGTAAAAACGGCACAATCAATCGTGTAGTTGTAGAAAGTGTGATGGCTGCGAATTTCTTAGATGATTGGAAGAAGGATCAAGGTGAGTTATGTACTTTCTTAAAAGAAAATGCTACGGCAGAGACTTTTGAGAATTTTGAAGACATGGTTGATCGTCTTGCAAATGTGGCTCATGACGAAGCGTTAGAGATGTTTAATGCTAAAAACTCTTTCTTATGGTTTGGACTCTTTGGTAGATTTGTTAATCTTGGTGAACCGGACAAGAGGTTTATCGAATTTATGGCTGAGTTTTCTCAGTCTTTACATAGTAAACAAATTGATGGCGAGTCATTTGATGATTTGATGAGTAACAAATCTACTAAAGACAAAAATGTCGTTATTGCTAGAATTGACAAACTGACAGCTTTAATGAATGAATACCTTGGAATTGTACCGGCTCAGGAGAACACTGTTGAGAACCAGATGGATGATCAGTCTGATGTTCACATTGCAAAGCAGGAAAGCGTTGATGAAGTTGTTAAGACAGACGACACTATGGATCTTGTAAAATCTGTAAATCCGAATGCTACGAGTGATGATATCGAAGAATATGGAGATTATATAGATAGTGTAGTACGTATCAGTTCTCCGCTTTATCATCAGTGTCATAATGCACTATTGGCAATCACAGCATATGTATATCAGAACAATACCGACAAGGAATTTGCCGAGTGGGTGGATGACTATGCTAACACTACATATGAGTTCGATCAGAACCAGAGAGTAAATTTTGAGAATATGAAATTGTCATTTCAAGAGTATCTGAAAACGAAAGCTGCATAGGAGGATTAGTGTATGAAGAAAGAAATACCAAAACATATTAAGTTTCAAAGAGATTCATCGTTACATAATGGTATAACAAATATTGTTTGTCCAATATGTTATTGGAGTGTAAAAGATAACCAAAAATATTGTTCCAATTGTGGACAAAGACTTGATTGGTATGGCATGAGTGAAATAGAAATTTATAAATATGATGGCATTAAACGAAAAAAATTGTAGTAAAAAATATATATAGTTATTGCAAATTTAATGTGAATATATGGAGGTAACAAATATGGCAAAGAAAACAGAGGTAGCACGTTGGAAGAGTATTATGGCAAAGTTGGATTATAAGATGGGTAAGGACAAGCTAGAGAGATCTAAAAAGGTTAGAGAAGCTGTAAATACTCAAAAGAAAGGTAAGAAGTAATGGGAGTATATGTGACAGGAGATATCCATGGTAATCCTGAACGACTTGGTGTACATAGTTTTTATGAGCAGAAAGAATTTATCAAAAATCAAAAAAAGCAGGACGATAACACAGTTATCATTCTCGGTGATTTTGGTCTTGTGTGGAATCGAGATGGTGAAAGTAAACAGGAGAAATATTGGCTAGATTGGTTGGAAAACAAGCCATTCACCACAGTATTTGTTGATGGTAATCATTCAAATCATCTACAATTGTTTACATATCCAAAAAAAGAATGGCATGGAGGTAAGGTACACGAAATCAGACCTCATGTACTCCACTTAATGCGAGGAGAAGTATTTACCATTGAAGATAAGAAATTTTTTGCTTTTGGTGGTGCATCAAGTCATGATATTCAGGATGGCATCTTGGATTATGAAGATGAAGATTGGCGAGAAAAAGCAAGAAAACTCGATAAACAAGGAAAGTATATGTACAGGGTTAAGGGATTATCGTGGTGGCAGGAGGAATTACCGACAGAACAGGAAATGCAGAATGGTTTAGACGTATTGGAAGAAAATCATAATAAGGTGGATTACATTTTATCTCACAGTCCATCGACATCTGAATTGTATCTAATGGGCGCACAAGTGCTGTATCAAAGTGATGTTCTCACAAATTATTTGGATGATATTAAAGCAAAAACAGAATATCAAAAACATTTCTTTGGTCATATGCATGTTGATTATGTTGTCAACGATCGAGATGTCTGTTTGTATGAGCAAATTGTGAGGATTTTGTAGATGGGAGATAAAATTAAATTCGTACTTAATGGTTGCGACATTTCATTTATTGCAGAGGCTCCAAAAGATATCACATTAGAGCAGTTATTAAAACAATGTGACAAGATTAAACCAGATTGGTGCGCATGTGGTATTTGTTCTTTAGATTGTGTAAATTATGATCATAATATATAGTCAGAATTATCTATTGGATATGACTCGATAGAAAAAATAAATGATGAAGTTCCATGTAAATTAGATGAAATAGAGGTATAAATATGGGTAAAATATTCGATTTTACAGAGTATGAAGGTAAACGTGTAAAGGTTGTGTCATCAAATAAAAAGAGATACCAAAACGAAGGAATTATCGGGTTATGCGGTCGTGTTGCCAAGACAAATAGTATGTCGATAGGAGTGGATATTGACGGGAAATATAATTCTGTAAGCATTAGTGGAGTATATTGGTTTATGAGAAGTGAGTTGCAAATCATTACAGATGAAAGTGAGGATAATATAATGACAGGATTTGAGAATGTAGCAATTGTTAATTTATTGGAGGATTATAATAAAAAGAACTATGGTTTTGCCTTATATGAGGATGAATTGAATCTTATTGTAAAGAATGATCCATCAAAGTATCCAGTATACGTTGTAGTAAACGCAGGTGGTCAAAATAATAAAAAACTTGGCATTGTTAAAGAATTAAAGACTGTAAAAGAGTACGGCAAGAATGTAACAGCTCAGGTTGTCGGAGTTGTCAATATGAATGCGTACAATGCAAGAATTGATGAGGAAAATCGTCTGAAAGAAATTGCAAAGCAGAAAGCTTCTATTGAAAAGGAGTTAAAATCTGAGATTGAGAAGATGAATAATATTGCTTTATATGAAAAGATGGTAAAGGAGCATCCTGAAAATCCAAGATTCGCTGAACTTGTTAATGCACTGAAGGAGTTAGGAGAATAAAAATACACAGGAAAATTCTCTTTCAAATGGAGGTGATATTTAGATGAATAGATGTCAATTTTGTAACAAAATCTATGATATACAAAAACTGGAGCAAATATGTTTGAAAGAAGGAGATGTTTTCAATTGTATTATGCATAACAAAAAGAATGATACTTATTGTATTTATCATAAATATGGAGATGATTATTATTCCAATGAGATTTTAGAAATTAATTTTTGCCCAAAATGTGGAAGAAGATTGTAAATAAAAATATTGAAAATTCGGTTTCAAACGGAGGTGCTTAAATGATTTTAGCAGCAGCTATTAAATATCATATAAATAGAACTAATTCAGACGTTGTTTTATGTGGTGCAAGACATGGAGATGTATTTGTTCAGTTAAAACAATTAGGATTTGAACCAAGAAAAGGATATCAGGAAATTGAACAAGGTTTTATTGATCATAAGAACAATTTTCTTACAAGAGAAGAAGCATACGAACATGCAAAAATGTGTGGTCAGATATGTGAGAAGATTATTGATGAACGAGAGAATAAAAGTATATTTGGTAAACAGATGATATCTGAAGATTTATGGTAAGAAGAAATTTTCATTTCTTAGGAAGGAGAACAATATGATTTTAGTAGGAGATAAGATTAAATTAGTAAAAGAAATCCCAGATGGATTAAACAAAATTGGACAGATTTTTAGAATCTCACATATTGACAATGGGCATATTACCTTTTATTTAGATGACACTATAGCAGGTTGTATGACCTATGATGAATTTGAAAAATATTTTGAAAAGGTCGAAAAGAGAGAATGGAGTAAATGGTTTAAAGATCCAGAAAGGCGTTCAATTAATCCTTTTGGTGATGGAACAATTACAATGAATATATTTTATAGAAGCAATGGCAAAAAAGTTCAAGTCAAATGTGGTGGATATAGAGCAGAAGCTACTTGTTGTAAAACAGATCAATTTGATTTAAGAACAGGATATATTCTAGCAAAGAGAAGACTGATTGTAAAAATGTTGCAAGGGCAAGTTGATGCTTATGCGAAAAGTTTATAGAAAGAAAGGCACATACTATGACTGAAAAGAAATTATATACCTGCGATATTTGTAAGACTGACTATGCAGATAAAGAAAAGGCTAAACAGTGTGAGAAAAATCACAAGCTTTTAGAAAAAGCTACGATTGTTGGCGATTATAAATCTATGGGTAGTATTCCAACAGGAGAACCAACTAAAATTCGAGTTAAATTTCCAAACACAGATAAATGGATCGAATACAAGAGATAATTTTGTTTAAGAAGGAGTGAGCGATATATTTAATACGTTGACATATGATGCAGAATTTATTGGTATGATAACCAAGACAGATGAATATAACCGTCAGGTTGGAGAAATGTATTATAGATGCAAAATAAATAATAATGGCGAAAAAACTAATGCTATTATTAAAATACCAAAAGTAATGATTGGTAATGTGGAGATAGTAAATGGATGTGCAGATATAAGTTTTCCTTACTGCTCAACAACTTATGAATCTTATTTGAAGTTAAAAATAGAACCAGAAAATAACACTATTTTTGAAATTATTATGGAGGATAAAAATATGCCATTTGGAAATTTAGTTTTAGATGAAATCAAGGAAATTAAGTTTATTAATCAGTTACCAAAATTTGATAAGAATGAGATTAAGGATGTTAAATATCATAATCCAGCAACTATTGTATTTTGGAAAGATGGAACAAAGACGGTAGTTAAATGTCAGAAAGGCGATACATATAATCCTGAACTTGGACTTGCTATGTGTATTATTAAGAAGATGTGTGACAACAAAGGTAATTATAATGATGTATTTAATAAATGGTTGCCTAAGTAATTTGGCTTGAATTTCACGTTTCTTTGGGTTGTGAGGTAAAAAATATGTTTAAAAGAAAAACAAAACTTGAAAAAGTATTAGACAAGAGAACAAATTATGTAACATTTAGAGATTTTCTAAAATCGTTATCACACAAGGAGTTACATATCTTGGCAGAAGATATTATTTGGAAAGAATACGATGGATATAATGGTTCATCTTGCTATATGGAACAAAATCATTATGACTTAATGGATAGGTGGCATAAAGAATTTTATATAGAGGAAAGAAGTTATTTATTGTCACAGTAAAGTTCGATTTCTTTGGAAGAGAGGTAAAAGATATTATGGATATTATGGAGCAGATTCAGGAAAATGAACAGTGGAAGTTAAGTGGAAACTGTGAAAAATGTAGAAGAAATAACTATTGTTCAACGCCATGTACTTATCATAATAGGCGAATAAGAGCAGAATTTAAAGGTCTTGTTGCAGATACAATGAACAAAATGACAGGTGGAGTGATGAGAGAAGCTATTGATAAGACGGTAAATGGAATTTGGTAAGAAAATAAAATCATAGTAACTTGGGTTTTTTGAAAGAGAGGTTAATTATGAAGAAAAAATGTAATTGTTGTGATGGCATATATAACAGTTTTGATGTGCATTTTACAAGTGCATGTGATAATAAATGTGCTCATTGTGTAGATCAGTGTTACGAAGGAATGCATATTGTAAAACCAGATGTAGATAAAATTGTAACTACTATATTAGAGAATAAAGATGGTTTAGATGATGTGTTATTTCTTGGAGGAGAACCTTGTTTATTCTTAGATGAATTAATTGATTGTGTAGAGAAAATCAAAGCAGCATCAAATCTAAAGCTATATGTTACGACTTCTGTTCCAAAAATCTGCTATGACAAGAGAGATAGATTTATATATTTACTTTCGATTTTGGATGGGTTAAATATTTCCGCACAGCATTATAAAGAAGATGTGGCAGATGAGATTAGAAAGACAAAATCACAATATGATAGACAAACTTTTTATAATTCGCTTCCATATAAAGAAAAGATACGAATAAATCTAAATATTGTTAAACCATATTTATATACAAAAGAGGATTTAACTGCGTGTTTAAAACACTATGATTCTATGGGATTTAATTCAATTAAATTATCAGAAATTCAGCATGGAAAGGATTATTATGTATCATTTGAGAAGACTTTTGGAATTAAATTAGGCTCTCCATATTCAAATGGATGTCAAACATATCTTGATATGGAGAATATAATACCAGAATTTAAGACTCCTGTGTTATTAAAAAGATCGTGCTTTATGTGCGAAGAGACATTAAAAGCGTCATTAAGTGATGGCATTAAAGTTGCATGTACGTTATTCAGAAAACCAACAAATAAATATGGTGTGGTTTATGAAAACGGAGAATTGATGAAAGGTTGGGTGTAATTATGTACACAAAATTATTAAGAAAGATTGTAAAAATGATGAGAACTATAGCAGGACATTGTGATGGAGATGGTAGTGGACATGGACACTGTTATTAAATCCACAGTAAAACTTCGTTTCATTGTAAAAAATTTCTGAGCGATTCGGCTCAATAAAATTCCCAAATTAAAAAGAGAATATAGATATGTAACCAATAACATTCATATATAAAAAATTATAGAAAAGGAGAGTAAAACAGATGAATGGATTGAGTAGCAAAGAAGTTCTCAAAAGTAGAGAGCTACATGGAAGTAATAAGCTTCCTGAACCAAAGTTGGACAAGTGGTATGACTTCGCAAAGGAGGCATTAAGTGAGAAAATC